GCACATCGTGCTGATACGGTCTCCATGATGTGTGAGCAACCCAGCCAAGCGTTACTTCGCTTATTGACCGCCATCGAGCAAAGAGTTGGTGTCTACATTCAGCAGGCATATCCCTCACTTGATTCCTCAGAGTTGGCATCAACCTACAACACCTTCGTGAATCGTCAACGTGGCATGGGTAAGTGGGCTATCCCGCACCGTCATGTAGGTAATCAATTGGTGGCGACCTATTACCCACGAGTCCGTCTCGGTTCAGCTGAAGGTCGTGATGCCGTGGGATTGCCGGGGGCTTTGTGTTTTCATGATCCCAGACCAGTGCAGGCCAATTGGATGCTCAGGCATGAAAACAAGCTCTTTGCACAAACGCCCCGACAAGGGGCGTTGTTCATTTTTCCTGGTTATTTGGAGCATTCCACATTTCCGATGTTCGATCCTGAGAGCGACAAGGTCGCGATCGTCACCAATGTGCGTTTCACGCACCGTGATGACCTAGGAGGGGATCGAACTTGGTCTGCAGAGCAAATCCGTGCTCACACCCAAGCTAAATCAATGGAGTCCGACCAATGAGTTTCGATCTTTCCCCTCGACAAGGCTACGCAGTAGAGGTGATCCAAGTTAATGAAACCAATTTAGTGATGACCGTTCTAGTAACGAACCCAGATGGCAAAGCATCGGGTCGTCATATTTTTAACCTCACGACCTTGCCTGATGCGGATCTGGCCAGAGTGTGTCGTGAGGCTTATCCAATTGCTTTTGAGGATTTACCGACATGAAATTCAGCTTCACGCTTAACGGTCAGAATGGATTTGCCAAACAGGCAATTTACGACCCTACAGATTCCAGCTTGGTTTGGGCCGATAACGGAGAGCCATTGCCACTACCGCAATCGTTTCCTAGGCAATCGGATATGCAGTGGGATACGTTTTGGCACTTGCATCATCCAAGTAATCCAGCGGGTAAGTCAAAGAATATTCGGCATCTCAAGCTTCAGCTTGGGCTTAAGTGCAACTACGCATGCCAGTATTGTTCTCAAGCGCATCAGCCGCATGACATTGATGGACACCCCGAAGATGTTGCGCCATTTATGCATCAACTGGAGAACTGGTTTGCAGGCGGTGATGATGGACAAGGCGAAGGCGTAAAGATTGAGTTTTGGGGTGGAGAGCCGTTTGTCTACTGGAAGCTACTCAAACCTTTGGGTGAAGCAGTCAAGGAGAGATATCCGAACGCACAGTTTTCGATCGTGACCAACGGCTCTCTCTTTGATGATGAAAAGCTTGCATGGGTTGAGGCGTTGGATGTAGGGATTGGTTTGTCACACGACGGCCCTGCACAGGTTTATCGAGGCCCAGACCCTTTGAATGAACCCGACAACTTGGCACAGATCAAACGATGGGTATCTCGTCGCATGTCAATTGATCGGATGAGTTTCAATACGGTTCTTCATCGGCATAACCAGTCGCTAAAGGCTGTGCGAATGTACTTTTCTGAAAAGCTGGATTTGCCTGCGCAAGCTATTGTTCTTTCGACAGAAGAAGTGATGTTGCCTTACGACCAGAGTGGTTTGTCTCTTTCTCTCCAAGGCAACGATCACAAACGCTTTATGCATCAGGTATTTTGGGAGCTAGTAACTGGCTCTGGCATGGCAGTTGGGACGATGCGCGACAAAGTCGATGAATTCATGAGATCGCAAGCGCAATCACGTCCCCTAGATTCACTGGGACAGAAGTGTGGAATGGACAGGGATGATTCGATTGCCGTAGATATGAAGGGCAATGTGATGACTTGTCAAAACATGAGCGCTTCGACAAACCACAAAATTGGCCATGTCGAACAGTTTGAAGAAATCAGTCTCAATACGGCCTATCACTTCAGCACGAGAAGTGAGTGTCCACGCTGCCCGGTAGCGCAGTTATGTAAAGGGGCCTGCTTGTTTTTAGAGGATAGCTATTGGGGGGGCGCCTGCGACAACTCATTCAGCCATAACCTGGCTGTATTAGCTGCTGCCCTTTATTACCAGACCCAAGGTTTGATTCTGACGCGTATTGAGGCTGAATCTATCCGGCGTGACGGAGTTGATGCCATTGATGTTGTTAGTCTCGATTTCGTGGAAAGCAATGGGGACATGAATGTCGTTGCACCTCTTGCGCGAGCTGCAAAGCCATTTCCTGTCCGAGTGATTCATGCCTGATGCCACGTTGTCAGAAGCTTTGAAAGAGGCATATGCGAGCTCTCCTAACGATGTGGTGATCCTGCATACCTTAGAGTTTCGTCACCCAGACTTTAAAGATGATTCTGGTGTGACGACGGCCATCCGGGTTGTGCGAGATCAACAAGATCTCTTTGCACGCCTTGAACTCTCAGCCCCGTTGGATCCAAGTCAGACGGTGAGGTTTGTGGCCGTGGGCTTTGATTTGGATTTGCCGCCTGTGGACATTGCACCGGTTCCTGAGGTCGTTCTGACCTTGGACAACGTCTCACGCGAGATCGTCAAACACCTTGATGCTGCCTCCGAGTCTGAATCTTCTATCGAAGTCACTTATCGACCGTACTTGTCGAACGACATGGAGGGACCGCAGATGGACCCTCCCATCACGCTGGTTTTGACCGAGGTGGAAGCGGATGTGATGCGTGTGACCGCAAGAGCTCGAATGGTGGATATCGGAAACAAAGTATTTCCGGGGCGTTTGTACACCGCGACGGAAGTCCCGGGATTGGCTCGGTGACGGAGATGACATGAAACCAACTGATGGTTATTGGGCTCACCGATACATAGGCCGCCCATGGATAGCAGGAGCACGAGGCCCCGAGTCATTTGACTGCTGGGGCCTTTTTTTATGGGTCCAAAGAAAGCACTTAGGACGTGAGCTTCCACTTATCCCTGTGGATGCGCTGAGTCTGCGTGTGGTGCTCAAGACATTCAATGAGCACCCTGAGCGAAAACGCTGGCAGCGCGTGGCCGCCCCCAAGCATGGGGATGCTGTGCTGATGCGCCAGTCCAGATATCCGGTGCATGTCGGTGTTTGGCTGGAGATCGATGGAGGGGGCGTGTTGCATTGCGCGCAAAGCGTGGGTGTGGTGTTTCAGGACTTGTGGGCGCTAGACCGTCATGGCTGGCGTGTCGAAGGGTTTTATGCATTTCGAGGTGAGCCATGCCAAGCAGCAATGACGGTGTCGTAGTTTGGCTTCGAAACCCGTTCGATCCCCATGAGCGTGATATCCATCACGTTCAGGGAAATCCAACCATCAGCCAATGGATGAACCAAGAACTGATCGTTCTTGAGCAACCAACGCTAGTGCTCAAAAACGGCAAGCCAGTTCTGATGGCCGAGCGTGGTGTGACTCCCATCGATGCTGGAGATGTCATCGCTCTGGTGTCATTGCCGCAGGGTGGCGGAGGAGGGGGCAAGAATCCCCTTCAGACGGTTTTGATGATTGCCGTGTTGGTGGTGGCCAATGCCTATGGTGCTGAGCTGGCCGCATCGTTTGGGTATTCAGGGGCTGTGGCAACTTCGGTGGCATCAACCGCGATTGCAGTGACGGGTTCCATCATCGTTAGCGCTTTGGTGCCGCTACCCAATCAGAGCCTGCCCAATGCGACTGCGAGTTCCTCCTCCCCGAGTCCTACCTATTCGCTGCAGGCCCGAGGTAACTATGGGCGGCTGTCGCAGCCAATTCCTGTTGTGTACGGTCAGCATCTGATTTATCCGGATTTGGCAGCGATGCCCTATACGGAGTACGTCAACAACGAGGAGTACCTGCATCAGCTCCATGTGATTGGCATTGGGCACTTTCAATTTGAAGAGCTGTCGATTGATGACAGTCCGATTGCATCGTTTGAAGAAGTGCAGGCGCAAGTCATTGAGCCAGGTGGTCAAAACACCCTGTTCAACAACGATGTGGTGACAGCCGCTGAAGTGACAGGGCAGGAGTTGATTGCAGTCGCCGATACAGGCGGGAGCATCATCGGTCCGTTTGCCCTCAATCCCGCAGGGACCCACGTCAATCAGATCGGCATTGATGTTGTGATGATGCGTGGGTTGTATTACGCGACTGACGGCGGGACGCTGGATAGCCGAACCGTTCAATGGCGGGTTGAGGTAAGAACCATCAACGACGACGGTGATGCCACTTCTGGATGGCTTCACCTTGCGGATGAGTCCTATTCGGCAGCCACCAATACAGCGCAGCGCAGAACCTACAAATATGGTGTGGGGGCAGGGCGCTATGAGGTGCGTGTTCAAAGGCTAGACACCAAAGACACCAGCACCCGAGCTGGGCATGAACTTCGGTGGGGACAGGCCAAGGGCTATCTGGTCAATCCTACATTGCCCTCAGATTTGACCTTGCTGGCTTTACGCATGCGCGCAACGGACAACTTGTCTCAGCGGTCATCGCGTTTGGTGAACTGTTTGGTAACGCGCAAGCTACCTGTCTGGTCAAAGACCACGGGCTGGAGCACGCCTCAAGCCACTCGCTCGATTGCTTGGGCATTTGCAGATGCAGCGTGCGCGAGTTATGGCGCTGGGCTTCCTGATGCAAAGATTGATCTCAATGCATTGGCCCGATTGGATGGCGTGTGGTCTGCGCGTGGCGATACGTTCAATGGTGTGTTCGACCAGAACCTAACCGTCTGGGACGCCATGGGACAGATTGCTAGAGCGGGGCGTGCGGTGCCATTCTTGCAGGGGGGCATCGTGCGCATTGTTCGAGATGAGCCCAAGACCATACCTGTGGCCTTGTTCTCCACCCGAAACATCGTTCGCAGCAGTTTGAAGATTCAGTATGTAATGCCCGGTGATGCCACTGCCGATGCTGTCACAGTTGAATACTTCAACCCCAAGAGCTGGAAGCCGGATGAGATCACAGTTGCACTTGCTGGTTCCACTCTGTCCAAGCCCGCGCGCTTGAAGCTCTTTGGTTGTACCGACAGGACGCAAGCCGCACGTGAGGGAAAGTACATCGCAGCTGCCAATCGGTACCGCCGACGAATCATCACTTTTAGGACGGAGCTCGAAGGGTTGATTCCAACCTACGGCGACTTGGTGGCCATCAGTCATGACATGCCCAGCTGGGGTGTAAGTGGCGAGGTCCTGTCTTGGGATGGCACATCAAAGGTGCTGTTTTGTTCTGAACGCTTACCTTGGCTGACGGGGGCAAATCACTACATCGCGCTCAGACGCTTGAACGGTTCAGTTACTGACCCGATTGGTGTGACGCGCGGAGCGACTGATAGGCATGCTGTCTTGCAACAGGCACCTAGCTTTGATATCCAAACCGGTGGAGGTGAGGAGAGAACGCACTTTGCTTTTGGGGTGGGGCAGTCCTGGGCCCAGATGGCACGCGTGATGAGCGTCAAGCCTCGAGCTGATTTGGTGGAGGTGACCTGCGTGGCAGAAAGCGCGGCAGTTCACACCGCTGATCAAACATAAACGAACGAGTTGTTCACAACCCGCCTTGAAGCAATTCAGGTGGGTATTTTTTTGGAGTTAAGAAATGCCAGAACCAACAAGTAGCGGAGTGGCTGGAGCCGCCGCTGCATACAAAGCCTTTGGTGGAACGGCTGCTGCCGCAGCCAGTGGAGCGACGCTTGCCGCAGTCGTGGTCATGCTCATGACGCCACCACGCGATAAGCGCGAGTGGACAGTGGGGCTGATCAGTACTGTTGTATCGAGCATCTGCGGCGGGGCGATCACCATCGAGTATTTCCAGCTTCATCACTGGGCGTTTTCGACGATTGGCCTGTACGCCATGGGCGGAGTGATCTTTGCTTGTGGCCTGCCCGGTTGGGCATTGGTGCGGTGGATTTTTAACTTCATCGTGGAGCGCCGCGATGCCTCAATTGATGAAGTGGCCAAAGAAGTGAAGGAGATGCTGTGAAACCACAAGACTTCATTGCCCTTATTGGGCCTGCTGCACGGGCATGTCACAAGGCTGCGGGTGTTCCTGCGAGCATCACAGTAAGTCAAGCGGCACTTGAGTCTGGCTGGGGAGCGTCGGGGCTCACCAAGACGGCCAATAACTTGTTCGGAATTAAGGCAGACAGTTTGTGGCGCGGTGAAACCGTGACGCTTGACACCAAGGAGTTCATCCGAGGGCGGTGGGTCGTTGTGCCCGCTAAGTGGCGTAAGTACCCGACATGGCAGGCTAGTGTGTACGACCATGCCGCATTCTTAAAACGAAACCCTCGCTACAAAGACTGCTTCTTGTGTGTCTCGGCGCAGACTTTTGCGCGAGCTCTTCTTAAAGCTGGCTACGCCACGGACCCGGACTATGCCGACAAGCTCATCCGTTTGATTGGCTCCTATAACTTGGCCTCACTGGATGGGGAGGGTGTATGAACTGGATTCGTGCATTCCTCGAATTGAATAAATCCTTGTTTCTCAAGGGACTGTTGCTTCTCATGGCGTTTTTACTAGGCCTGCAGATGGGGCAATCCCGTCTGCAGCGTCAGTGGGATGCTGAGGAAAAAACTGTGCAAATCGCACAAGCAAAGCAAGAGCAACATGTTGCCGATTTACGGCTTACCCAATCTCAAATCACTCAGGAAATTGCAAATGAATACGCAAAAAGGTCAAAGCTGGTGTTTGATCGTCAGCTTAACAGTTGCGCTGGTGGGGTGTGCAACATCTCCTCAGCCAGTGGCGGGAATTTGTCCTCCGTTTCCGAAACTCCCACCGGAGCTTCTCCTCCCCGCACCGACACTCTTTTTGCTTCCCAAGGAAATGTGGGAGAGATGAGTTGCGAACAGTTGAGTAAGGATGCTCTGCAAACTACTTTGATGCTGGTAGAGGTTCAACGTTGGTATCGATACCAATCAGCAATTGAACACTGAAAATGAAGCCCGACTTGTCTTTGGATAGGTCGGGCTTTTTGTCATTTTTGTTATGAACTTGTCCGTTTGGTTCTTACAAGACAGGCTGCATCAACGAATGCGAATCGGCAACGATACTTGCGGTTGAATTGGGACCAGTGTCTTTGCGTATGCACGAAGGATATCGTTGTAAAGATTAGCGTGTTTCGGTGCTTCAACCGAGAGAATCAGTGCATATCGAATCTTCTCAGGACCTGTGGCTCGACCACCACCGTCTCGGGCGTTGTAGTGAATGTCAAACACTGGATTTTTGAGGCTGGAGCCACGAAAGGTCTTGGATCCATGTAGTACTGTCTCCCACTTGCCCTGGTCCGATCTACGTTCTTGTTCGGTGGCGTACTTCTTCAAGTCGAAAAAGCCCTTGGTGTCCGCGTTACTTTTGCCGTCCTTTATTTTTTCATCGTTTGGTCGAAAGACTACTTCGAGACCTGCCTTGGTATATGCGGCAGCATCCTGCGGATCTGTTGGTGACGCGTAGCAGAAAGTGGCTTTTAGGCGGATGTTGCCCATTAGAGCTTCGTTTGGCAGTGGCAGGCTGGCACGAAGGTATTTGCTTGGCTTGAGCTCTCCCTGATAGACAATTCTGGCCACGCCGTCTGGGCACGTTATGACGTCAAGAGTGTCCTCGGGAATCTTGCCCCATCCGACTTCTATTGGGTCATGCTTGCCAGTGTCGGCTGCATGGACCAGTAAGGCCTTAATGGCGAGAGGCGTCAGATTGTCACCAAGGATTGCACGAATACCGACAGCACTGCGAAGCAAGTAAGGCGCCGCGAAGCTGGTGCCGAGCTGAGGAGTCAGAACTGGTTTCGCGCTCGGCGCCAAGACGTGAAAATATTTTGCTGCCGGGTTGCCGCCAAAAGCCAGCAGATCAGGCTTGACAACGCCGGGACTGCGACCAGGTCCGATCGCGCTGTAAGGTGCGCGAGCCCAGTTCGCATCGGTATCGTCGGCTGCGCCGACCGCGAGTGCATTCACGCAATCTGATGGAACCTGCACTCGGTTGTAGCCCAGCTGATGGTCGCGTTCTCCATTGTTGCCAACAGCCACGGTCATGAGCGTGTCGCCATCGCTGAGCAGATCGTCAATGACGGAGGTCCAGGCATGGACCTCCTGATCCTCTACTTCGAGGTCTGGGCCTAAGCTCAAGTTGATGAATTCATAGGATCGTGACAAAAGGACTTGTTCGATGAGACCTAGAGTGCGATACAACTCCAGTGGGTTTTCGCCATTTGATTCTTGGTCGAGTACACGCAAATGGTCTACAGGTGCAAAAGGTCGGCTTGCTGTTCCGTTTGGCTGTATTGGGCCAAACAGCACAGCCGATGTCACGCCCAGTCCGTGGTTCGGTCCGTTTGGATCGTCTTCTGCTTCTTCGTCGAGCTTGCGGTACGAACCTAACCAGGGACCGATTGGATGGTGATTCGGCAGACCACCATCAAGTATGGCGACGCGAGGTTCACTAGATAGGGCCTGCTCAGTGGGGAGGCTGCAACCAACAGAGGGCCCCCCTTCGCGCTGTAACGGGCGGATTCCGCGTAACTTGGGCACAGGTCGTATCACTCTGACAAAAGCGAAGTTGGACAGCCTTTCGACTGCCCGTGGCTGTCCCTCGACTGGCACGAACCACAAGTTTCCTGCGATGAAATCGATCTCGCTATGGACCTTCACGTCTTGTCGTTGAGCGAATTTCAAAAATGCCTGCTGAATCAAGCCAGGGTCTTCGCCGGGTAAGAGATGCAGCCCCACCTCGAAGAAACGATTTTTCGGGGCACCCAGATTCACGATGCGTTCGGCAGGTGCGAAGGCTGAGAACTGTTCAATGTGGGCTAGGTCATCACCCTCGTCGGATTCCGCTTCAATGATTTCTGTCCATTGCGAAAGGTTACGGAAAGCCTGACGCTTACCAGCGACAAACAACTCGGTCGTGGTGGTCTCCTGAGGTTGCCCTTTGCGAGTCCAGGCCTGTGGCTTGATCTTGACTGTTCGACTACCGATGGACGCCAGCCCTGTGCTGCGCAACAGGCCGGTCGGAAAATAGGAACGAGCAATGAAGCTGGGATTCATCATTAACTTGGCCACAGCGAAGTCGCCCGGACAGGCTTCAGTCGGTAGCTCATCTAGTGCCTTCGCAGCAATGCTGAATTGAGAGGACAGCCGTACTTTTGCCTGTTCGAAGGTGTAGGCCTCTGCTTTGCCAGGCATGCGTCGTGGTCCGACGATATCGTGAGTCAGTAATTCACCGCGACCAATTAAGAAGTTTGGTTGGTTCATGCTTGAGCCTTTCTACGAATTGCTGACTTTTTTAGCGCAGGTATATCGCTGGTGTATTTGCGGATCGTGTCACGACTCACGCCCGTAATGTCTGAGACGGCGTGTTGAGACAGACGAGTTTGCTTGGCCAACATTACTGCTAGGTCGATGCGCCCTTGCCTGTCGAGTGCTAAAGCGCGCGCTTTCATGAAGTCCTCAACCAAATCGGCATCGGTGCTTGTGCCCAGTGCAATGGCGCGTCGGAAGCGCCGCACATCACGCTCGATGTCGCTGAACGAATGCCCGGCGAATGCAAACACCAGGATGTCGATCCAACGTGCAAAGAGGCCGTAGTCCGGACCTAGGAAACGCTTCACAGCTTCCTTCACGGCTTGATCATTGGGTGTCTTGAACTGGACTACTAGGTCGAAGCGACGCCATAACGCCGGATCAATCAGTTCGGGGTGGTTGGTTGCTGCTAACAACACACTGCTGGCGGGCCATTCGTCGACTTCTTGCAGGATCACGGTGACTAGGCGCTTAAGCTCGCCCACATCGGTGTCGTCACTGCGCCGCTTGGCGATAGCATCAATCTCGTCCAGTAGCAGCACGCAAGGTTCGCGTTTGGCGAAGTCGATGGCTGCCCGCAAATTAGCCCCGCTCTTGCCGAGCAGACTACTCATTACAGCGGTCAGATCTAGCACATAAAGCGGCACTTTCAATTGTGCAGCGAGCCAACGTGCTGTAAGTGTTTTGCCAACTCCAGGTGGCCCCACAAAGATTGCGGAGCGGGTAGGTGTCAGTCCTATGGCCCGAAGACGATCACTTTGTCGACGCTCGGCGATGAGTTGGCCCAAGGCATCATCGACTTCGCTGGATAGCAGTGGCGCATCTTTCGCAGGGTCATCTTTAAATACCTTCAAGAGTGAGAGGCGAGACTCATCATCGACAGGCATGGCTTGAGTTGTTTGAGGCGGAGGCGACAGTTTGCGCATGGGAGAGACGCTGCGCGCTGGTTTTGATTTCAGGAACAGCTCGAGCTGCTCAGCCAAGTCAGGCGCCGTTCCACGGTACTTCCGAACCAGTCGAGCGGCGAACAGACGTACATCCTCCGTTTGTTCGGCTAGAGCCAAGCGAACCATCTGGGCTAAATCTGATTGTTCTTCTTTCATTTCGTCCGTATCTTTTTTAAACTGTTGATTTATATGTAAAAAATCAAAATTTATTTTTGGCTATCTGTAGTATCTCA